AGCAAATCGCTGTTGGCGAGCGTCACGCCGAGTCCGTTCAGCATGTTGCCGAAGGAGATGGACGAGGGGTTCGCGTAACTGTTCGGGAAGTCCGTGATGCCGACCGAGTCGAGCGCCACCGAAGTGACGCTGTCCGCGAACCCACCGACCGTGCATGTGAGGTACAGCCATTCGCGTGACTGCGCACCCGCGCCGCCGATGGAGGTCTTGCGGATGACCTCGCCCAGTCCCGCTTGCACGGAACCGAGCGAGTGCGCCGCCGTCTGTGTGCCGACCGCGATGACGAAATACGGAGTCGTGCCCGCTGCCTGTATCGCCCGATTGGCGATGCGGTTGAGGCCGTACTGCGTGACGACATTGCGCAGCGTCTTGGTCTCGACGCTGCCGTCAGCGCGGATGACCCGTACATCACACTCACCACGCGGCAGGATGGAGTCGATGAGGTTATCGACTTCCCGCTGCGTGTAGAGACGGTCAGAAGTATCGTGACTCATAGACCTTCGTGCTCTCCGTGGCGAACTTGTTGATGACCTGCGCGAAGAACTCGCGCGAGTGGAACTTGCCCTTGAGACCCATCGTTGCAGCGGTGCCCGGCGCTTCGGGTCGGTCGACCTTGACGCTCACATCCACATCGAACCCCGACACGCCAGACGACACGACGCATTGCGAGTAGTACGGCATGGCATCGGTGAGCATCTTCAACTGCGGCTCCGCAGCAATCTGCTCCATGATGGCGATGCCCTCGCGTGCACGCTCCGCGTGGTCAGGCATCGGGCGACCGCCCGTCTGCTCCAACTCGAACACGATGCCCTGCGCGATGTCGCGGATGGCGAGGAACTTGTTGAGCGTGCGCTCCGGGTTCTCTGCACGGTCGCGCATGAGCAGCGGGAGGTTGCGACGGAACCGACCGCGCCGCGTCTCCTCGTCCACATAGCCGCTGTGCAGGAACTTCACCTCCGGTCGAGCGATGCTGTACTTGACCGCTTCGCCCATCTTCGTCTCGGGGTGCTCATGCACGAAGCCGTGGAACTGGATGCCCTTGCGGTTGCGGAACATCCGGCACGGATAGTCGGTCGTGAGCACCTGCGGCGGGTCGGCAGAGTAGTGAATCTGCGCGAAGCCGTAGCCGTTGTGATGCGAGCCACGCGCGAGCATGTGCAGGCGCCACGGGTCACGGATTTCCTCGTCGGCATCGACCCAGAGAATCCAGTCACCGGAGGCCGACTCGATGCTGCGGTTGCGTGCCGCCGCGAATCCGTGCTCCAGAGCCGCGAGCCCTTCGACCGTGCGGATGGCACGGTTCGGGAACTCGTCACGCAGATGTCCGACCACCTCGAGCGTGCGGTCGCTCGTCGCGGGGTCGACGGCGATGACCACCTCATCGACCCAGTCGACGAAGGACGAGATGCACTTGCGCAGGGTCGCCTCGCCGTTCTTGACGATGAGGCACGCCGAGATGCTCTGCCGCGCCGGGACGAGCACGGACAACTTGCGCCCGTAGTTGACCTTCCACAGCGGCATCCCGGCGGTCGGCCACACCGCCCAGACCCATGACCCGAGCGGGAAGCCCGAGCGGTCGTGCGATGCGGGTGCGTGGTAGATTTCGTGGCGGTGCGAGCCGCAGATGTCTTGGATGTCGGCGCGCTCGAAGTGATGCAGGTGCTCGCGTCCCGTGCGGAACGCTTCGACACCCGACGACTCCCACCGCCCGCAGGGCGTGGTGACGATGAGGACGCCGCCCGGCAGGAGACACGCGCGGAGGCGCTCCAACAGGGCGTGGTAGTCGTCCACATGCTCGACCACTTCACAGGCCAGGATGATGTCGTAGCGCATCCCATCCGCGTCGAGCGTCGACTGGTCGCCCTGCCGGAAGTTGAGGCAATGCGTGAGTCCATCACGCTCTGCCCACTTGTTCGCCGCCGAGACCGCGCGTGCGGAGATGTCGAGGCCGTGGAAGTCCGCTGCCTCGCCATACGCCTTGGCGAGCGGCACCGAGTAGTGCCCGTGCGCACAGCCGTAGTCGAGGACTTGGAGCCGCCGCGTGCTGCGCTCCGGGTGTTCGACGATGGTGCGACCGACGATGTTGGCGACACCACGGAAGCGCGTCGAACCTGTCACATCCTCTCCGATGACGCGCTCCTCGAACTCGTCGTAGTACGCGCTCTGGTGCCTCGCGTAGTGCGCGGTATACGCCTCCTGCGACTCCGTGAACCCGTACAAGCGCTCGAACTCCTCGCCCGTGCCGAGCAGGATGGTGTCGTCGATGCCCGTCGTCCACGAATCGAGATACCACCGCAAGAAGCCGATGTCGCTGTGCTCGATGCAATGCCGCGCGATGGACGACGGCGACTGGCGACGCTTGATGGCAGCAACGATGCACGCCTCCAGTCCGTCGACCGCCGCGCTCCATGTGCGCGGATTCTCCGCAAGCCCGCTTGCGTGCTGCAAGCGCAGCGCGGAAAGCGGGGCCGGATAGTCGACAAGGGCTCCACCGAAGGTGTCGACGAGCCAGTCGACAAATCCGTTCTCGTCGACTTCGCCGTTGACGAGCGCGATGCGGTGCGTGCCCGTGCCCGCAGTCGTCTCGGGAAGTGCGGCGGCGTCGGTCGTGAGCAGCGGCAGACCCGCGTGCATCGCCTCCATCGCCGTGATGCAGGACACCTCCTCGAACTTGGTGGGGTAGATGAGGAGGTCGGACGCCTTCTGCAACTCCGCGAGCGTCACCTTGTCGAGCGAGCCGACATGCGACACATTCGGGAGCGCGTCGGCCCACGAACGCAGTTGGTCGTAGTACCCGCGCATCGCGTCGGTCGTGTTGTCGTAGCCGCACACGACGAGGTGGACGGGCAGGTTGCGGCAGCGCTCCATGATGCCGCCGGGGCGCACCAGATGCTCGAGGCCGCGCTCCGGGCGCGACTGGTAGAGCAGGATGAACGGCTTGTCGGGAAGAAGCAGCGAAGACGGGTTCGAGCGGGTTGCGCGCTCAAGCCCCGGCACACGGATGACTCGGTCGCCACGCGACGAAGCATACAGCGCAGGGTCGACCCCGTTGCGCACGGTGTGCATCACTTCGGGGTTGATGTCGTAGACCTCGCGCACTTGCTGCGCGTGCCAGTCGGACACCGTGGTGACAGCGTCGATGTTCCAGAGGCCCGTAACGACAGGCGCCGCGCTGCGATGAAGCGCGAGGTCGTGGAGTTGCCAGATGTTCACCTTCGAGGCGTATTGCCGATGGAACGCTGCCGGGTGCCGTTGGATGATGAGGACATCGTGCGGCGTGTTGCGCGCGTAGAACTCGAAGCGGTCACCGAGCGGCGCTTCCTGCGTCGGTCGGCCCATGAAGCAGAAGTTGACGCCGTCGATGGTCTCGTCCGGGCCTTCGAGCGTAGTCCAACAGATGACGCGATGGCCGCGGCGGGCGAGTTCGACTGCTTGGTAGTACGCGGCGCTTTCGCTACCGCCGAGCGACTCGCGTTTGACGGTGTGCCCGTTGAAAGGCATACCCATGCTGTGGATGACGATGGTCATTCCGGGGAGTTTGGGCTGCGTGCCCTTGAGTTCGCTTGTCACTTTGTGCCTCCTGTCGGCGTGGTGATGTGGGTTAGAGGTCGTCAGCGGGCCGCGCGACGGGCGTCTTCGACGCCTTCGACGGCTTGGGTGCAGGGGACTTTACTCCGATGCGCGCGAGTTCGGCAGTCCAGTAGGACGCGCGAAGCGGCGGGAGCAGCGGGATGGCGGCGCGCAGACGCTCGACGAGCGCGACCGCGTCGTTGGGGTTGCCGCCTTCCATGACGAAAGCGCAGAGGGACTCGAAGTCACCGACAGCCTGCACATCGACGGTCGCTTGCTCGTCGGTCAGGAACTCGGGGGTGCCTTCGTGGATGTAGTAGGGCATCTCGTTTCTCCGTAAGAAAAGAGCCCCGAAGCCTGTTCGACCTCGGGGCTCTTGCAGCACACAGCAGCAGGATGGTGTGCCGCTACGCCATCAGGTCAGGCCGTTGGCCTGTGCCGAGCCGACGCCCGAGAGCAGCACGCCGTACTCCGAGCCGGTCACGCGCTCGTCCTGATAATACTGCACCTCGACACCGTCGAGACGGTTGCGGGTGTCGAACTCGTGACGGATGGCCGCGAAGGGCTGTCCGAGTTCGGGCGCAGTCCACCGGAACGAGTACATGAACGACGGCGCTTCGCGCGACGGAGACAGCGGCGCGTAGTACGCGAGCACCGCATCCGACGGGAAGTAGTTGGAGAACGCCGCAGCCTGGTTCTCGTTGGCGGGGTTGTAGAACGCGTTGGCGACGAGCAGACGCTCGACCTCGAACGCAGCCGCCACAGCCTGACGGGTGACCGAGCCGCCACCGTTGTTCAGACCGAGGACGAAGTTGCGCATGTTCGCGTTGCGACGCGCGAAGTTCCACGCCTGCCATCCGAAGATGAGACTGTTGGGCTTCTGCGCCGTGACGCGCTGCACCTGCTCCTGCATACGCCAGATGATGCTCACCGGGTCGCCGGGGTTGGAGCCTGCCGTCCACGAACTGCCCGTGAGGAAAGTCGTGCTCACGCCCGTGACCGCAGCGTTGAGCGTGCGACGGTCGTAGTCGAGCATGAGTTTGTCGGTCAGGTAGCGGATGCTGCCCGCTTCCAACTCGAACTGAAGGGCGGCGTCCATGTTCGCGCGGTCTTCGACAGGGATGTCGTAGGCGAGCGCGTAGTTCTTCACCGCGTACTGACCCGACGAGACCGAGCGCGTGACTCGGTTCGCGGAAGTGCCGCGTGAACGCTGCGTCTTCTCGATGGCGAACACCTCACCCCTGTTGAAGATGGGGTAAGAGTCGGTTTCTTTGGCGACCGGGATGATGGGCGCGATTTGGTCGGCAATCATCCCTGTCGGACGGTAGTTGATGGCGACCTGCGAGAGGAACTGGTCGACATGCAAGTCGCGGCCGGTTGCGGAACCCATGTTGTGTATCTACTCCTGAATGGTGATGGGGTGAGGCTGCGTCAGACGCCCGGCCAAGCCGCGACTTTCGAGAAGTCCACGAGGGCTTGGAAGAGGTCGCCAGAG